CCTCTTGGCGAGGGGTTTCTTCAGACACAATGGAGTTCTTTGGAGTCACCACTGTAGGTGACAAGGTTGTCTATCCATACCCCTCTGGAGGCTCTAAGGAGCGTGTCAAGAGCGAAAAGAAGTTCTTCGCTAAGAACATGAAGGCGGATGAACTCTTTGGTATGAACCTCTTCCCTGCTGGATGCTCTCGTAAGGTTACTATCACAGAAGGTGAGCATGATTGTCTTAGTGCTTGGCAGATGCTTCAGAGTGGTAAGTATCTCAACCCTGTGGTGGGTCTACCGGGTGCCTCTCCTTCTAGCAAACTATGGGAAAACTCTAAGAAGTGGCTGGACAGCTTTGAGGAGATTATCCTAAGTGCTGACAATGATGCTCCCGGTCAGAAGATGGCACAACGGGTAAGCCTCATGTTTCCCGGCAAGGTTAAGGTGATGAACCACGGCTCCTATAAGGACGCTAATGAGTTCCTAATGAATGGAGAAGCACAAGCCTACAAGAACGCTTGGTGGGGAGCCAAGACCTATCGACCTGACGACATCTTCATTGACGCAGAGGATTACCTGAAGCTATACGATGAGTCTCCAGACTTCGAGTATTTCCCAACTGGTATTGAACAACTAGACGATAAGATTCTTGGGATCAACAAGGGCTACTTCACTGTTGTGCAGGCACCTACTGGTGTAGGCAAAAGTGAGTTCATGCGATACCTTGAGTATCAGTGCCTCAAGACCAGCAACTACAAGTTTGCCTACATGCACCTTGAAGAGAGCCGCCTACGCAGTGTTCTAGGGCTTGTCAGCTATGAACTAGGAGAGAACGTAACCCTCAAGAAGTTCGTAGAGGATAAAGGGCTTGACGGGCTTGTTCGAGAGGCTATTACGTCTATGTCTTTGTCTGAGCGTATGATCCAGTTCAACTACAGCCCTGAGGAAGGCTACGAGAGCCTGCTAGATAAGATCAAGTATTTGGTTGCAGCTTTTGGTGTTGATTTTGTGTTCTTTGAGCCTATCCAAGACCTAGTAAATGGGGAAGACAAAGAAGGAAAACTGGCAGACCTTGCCACTCGACTAGGAACTATGGCTTCTGAACTTGGGGTTGGTATCATCACTATTGCCCACCAGAACCAGAATGGTGACACTATGTATGCCACGATGATTGGCAAGAAGGCCGCTTTTGAAATCCTATTGGTTCGGGACCAAGAAACTGAGGACTTGACAGAGAAGAACCGAACGTATATCAAGGTAGGTAGAAAGAATCGGGTAGGGCTTGGTAATGGGCCAGCAGGTGCTGTTGACTTCGACCACCAGTCTTACACTCTGAAACCAGTTATGGGTCCAGTAGAGCCAAAACACAAAGGAGACCAAGATGACTTTTAGCGGTTTACCAGCGTCATACGACACATGGCGTCTCTCTAGCCCTGATGAAGACTATGAGGTTGGCACTGAGGTTGGAGACTTGTGCAACCGCTACGAAGAGCCTGATGAGGACGCCCCAAGGGGGTATAAGCCTAAGCCCTGCAAGGGAATGATGGTTGAGGAAGACGGAGAAGTCACCTGTGATTGTTGTGGAGAGATTGCATGAGTGATGTTCCACAGGTAGTGGTTCTAGACAGCGAAGGGGATGGGCTTGCTTATGACTGCACCAAGTTGCATATCTTGAGTTATACCACACAGGAGATGTCTTGTGAGGCATGCCAAGGAGATGGTAAACCTTGTGAGAAGTGCCAAGGAACTGGCCGTAAGGTAAAACACTTGCACTCCTACGAGGAAATGAGAGGATTGCTAGAACAACCTAACACGGTCTTTGCCTGTCATAATGCAGTTAGGCACGACATGGTGGCCTTCTCTCGTATTCTTGGCATTCCTATGGACTACAAACAGTGGGTTGACACTCTAGCCCTTTCGTGGTTATTTGACCCTGATAGACCAAAGCACGGGTTGGATAGTTACACACAAGAAGCTGGTGTGTCTAAACCAACGGTTGAGGACTGGGAGAACGTCACTAAGGAGCAGATGGAAGATCGTTGTGGTAATGACGTGCTGCTCACTTGGTTTGTGTGGAAGAAGTTTGAAGCAAAGCTAAAGGAGTTATACGCATGATTTGTTACAAGGATAAGACCTTCTGTTCTAGCAACTGCACTAACGAGGACTGCCACAGATTCTTTAGTGATGAGGCTCGTGAGGGTGCTCGTAAGTGGTGGCGGCATGATCCAGACAATGCACCTATTGCTTTTAGTGACTTCTCTGGTACTTGCCCAGTGTATATTAAACCAAAACAAGAGGATTCGTGATGACACCTGATATTGACGGAAACCTCTGGTATGTCCACTCCTGTGGTGTGCATGAGGGGGGCTTTAAGACTGCTGATTTAGCCATTGCATTTGCTCAGAAACTATTGAATGGTGGTCGAGAGGAAGTACAAGTAGAATCACGAAAGAATTGGCTGTCTTGGGCGGTGGGGAAAGGGGGAAAGTATGATTGACGCAGACAACGACCTGTCTTTCAAACACGCCATTGAGGTTTTTGAATCACACAACTTAGAATACGATGTGAAAGAAGGGGCTGCAATGATATGGGTGCAGGGACGTTCTGGTAAAGTCTATTCATACTACCCAACAACCCACAGGTGGGCACCAAGGAGTCTTAGGGGCAAACACTATAGAGCTAAGAGTACGGAAGACTTCCTAGAGCGTTTTGTCTTTAGGGGCGACGAGAGGAAGGAGTCTTATGCAAAAGTCTTAAAGACAACTTTTAGGTTAGACCACGAAGCTACTATGAGTGACTTAGTGAACTACATCTGGGATGATTTTGATGGTGGGGTTAGTAAAACTGAGGTGATTAGCAACCTGATGAAACTGGCTTGGAATGAAGTAAAACTAGATGTGGAGACAACATATGACTCTTAACAAAGAAGCTTTTCGTTTTCTACGCTACCTCTCTTTCAAAATGTATTGTCTCCAACTCCAAGAGGCTAACCCACTAACGCTTGACGTTGAGAAGGCACAAGGTCACTACGATGAGCTTATGGCAGTCATTGACGAAAAGACTTTAGCCTTGTCGAAGGTAATGCCGAAGGTTGTCTCTAAGTACAAGAACAAGCCAAAGGTAATGCACAAGAAGGATGGAACCTACAGCGTTGCAGGGAAGGACTGGTGTGACGCTCTTAAACTGCTGAAGCTACCAGACACCACTGAGGGAACCATCCCAGTTGAGTGGAAAGAAGGGAACCCCGGTAGCACCCCACAGGTGAAGGAATGGCTTGAAAGCCTTGGGTGGGTGCCTTGCACGTTTAAGTACCAACGCAATAAGATTACTGGTGAGGAGAAGAAGATTCCTCAGGTGAGGTACAATAGTCCTAGTGACCCTCGCAAGGGAGAACTAACGGATTCTGTCCTACGGCTTAAGTCTCGTGAGCCTGCTATTGAGGTTCTTGAAGGACTTACCGTTGCTAAACATCGCAGTGGTGTTTTTGAGGGCTACTTAAAGGCTCACAAAGAAGGTAGGATGGTAGCTAGTGCTGGTGGGCTTACCAACACCCTTCGGCTTAAACACAGAGCGCCTATTGTGAACCTGCCCGGTGTGGACGCTGTGTGGGGCAAGGAAATCCGTGGGTGCATTGTAGCGCCAGAAGGTGAAATTCTTGTAGGGTCTGACGTGAGTAGTCTTGAGAGTAGTACCAAGCGTCACTACATGTTTCCACATGACCCCGACTATGTGAATGAGATGAGCCAACCGGGGTTTGATGAACACATTAACCTAGCTAAGTTTGCTGGTGCAATCTCTCAGGAAGACGAAGACCGCTATCGTTTAGGCAATGGTGCTGACCTAAAGCCTATCCGCAACACCTTCAAACCTGCCAATTATGCAGGTATCTACGGGGTAAGAGAGAAAACCCTAAGCAGGCAAACAGGGATGAGTGTTAAGCAGTGCGCAGACCTCCTAGATGCTTACTGGAAGCGCAACTGGGCTGTTAAGAAGATTGCCTCAGAGCAATACATCAAGACACT